CCTAATTTAATCATATATTGAACTTGTAACCATTTATAATATGGATGTCTAATATAAGTGCATGGACAACCATAATCAGTTCCATCACAACTACATGTTTTTCCTGTTCCAATATTAAAATCTAAATTAGGCATTAATAATTGATTACCATAACTATCTTTTAATGTAAGTGTCAATCTATTAATATTACCTAAATTAGACATTTTATAAATTTTATCTTGATAATTAGATGCCGCATAGTAATGTAATTCACCATATGAATCAGGATATAATAAACAAAACGCTTTTCTTAATGAATTATTAGTTGAGTTAATATTATTATCTGATATTTCATCGATTGATAACATTATATAACGATCGCCATCTAAACTTTTTGTGGAAAAGAAATAAAAATCTAAATTACCAGAAGTTGCATTAAATGATGTAGTGAATTCATATGATCTTCTAGTTGCAATATTATTATCAATCATAAATTTATCAATATTTTGTGTTATGGTAATTGAATCTAAATGAAATAATATATCATTATTTCCATTAACCGCTTTTTTTTCATTTCCTATTATACTTACAATATTATAATTTGTATTTTGTAAAAATGTGTCAAGATTATAATCAATAATATTTGTTCCAGATACAAATGTTTTAGTATAGAGGGTTTTATTGTATGTAGTATCATTTGGATATATTATAGTATATACACCCGTTTTATCATTATTAGATATTGTCACAGTATATGAATATAATTTAAGATTAATTATTTTAACTGTATTAACTGTAGGTGTTGTTAATGGGGAGACAACATCTGTACCAACAGTAGTATTCGTTAATATTTCATTTACTACAGATATTATTGCACCTTTATCATCGGGTGGAAGGATATTATTATTACTAATAACAGTACTTACATTATCGAGAGTTAATCCAATTATTGAATATTTTGTTAAAAAATAGTTTCTTGGTAAGATTACATTTTCAATACGTAAGAATTTTACATTTTCAAATTCACGTGGAATATTTAATCTTGTTGCATCATCTGATTGATTAAAAAATGCTTTTAAATTAAAAGGATTTGGATATAATTCTAAATTTCTATCACTACTGTCTATAATAACAACATATTCACTAACATTTTCTGAAACAACATTATCAGAAATATTTGGATATAAAGGCGCATTTAAGTTAAACTCTTTTCTATCTAAATATAGACCATATTCTTTTGGATTTTTAGGATTTACTACATTATTATTATTTATAATACCTTTTGATAATGTAGTATCTGAACTAAATTTAAATTGATTAATATTTTGAACATTTTCAGTCAAAAAACTATTAGGATTAGTAGATTGATTTGGTAAAATTGCACTAATAGGTGTAGGAGTTAAACCAATCATTCTATCTTTGTGATTATTTTCTTGAATCATGTTATTTTTTGGAACTTTACTCATATATAATTATAACAAATTTATTTTCTTAATATATGAATAAAAATAAAAATTCAAAAGAAGGAGAAGAAAATAATATATGTTCTTTAGATCATGAATTAACAGAAGGATCTTGTTTTTCACTAAAAGAATTACATGAAATTGCAAATAATTATAATGATTCTCATAAAGATAAAATTCGTTTATATCCTTCTAAAAAAGATATGATCACCGAATTAGAAGTTAAATTGAAAGAATCATGTTCCGATCAAACATGTTGGGCAACATTAAAATTTATAAAAAATAATAATGAATTAATGATGGCATTTAAAGCGAAAGGTCCTGCTGGACAATTTGATTGGTTAAGTACAACAGAAATTAATGATTGTATGGAAAGATATATGAGAGTCTATCCTCATTTTTTATTTATTGGTGCAGTACCAATAGATATAGAAGATTTAGATCAATTTGGAGTAAAGACATTAAACTATAACAAATTAATAAAAAAGGGATATTATATTATTGGAATTATATTTAATTTAGATGAACATGATAAATCAGGATCTCATTGGGTATCATTTTTTGTTGATTTTAAGACAAAGAGAATATATTATTCAGATTCTGCAGGTAAACCACCTGAACAACGTATAAAACGATTAGTTAAAAAATTAGCAGAAAAATTTTATGAATTAGACAATCCTGGTAAAAAAATAATTCAATTACCAGTAGATTCATATATGAATGAATCGGGTCCTAATGCAATGGAAAAAATCTATGATATTCGATATAATAAATTACAGCATCAATACGGGGGTTCTGAATGTGGTGTTTATTCAATGAATTTTATAATTAGATTATTAAGAGGTGATATATTTGATGAAATTCATAATTCCCGTATAACAGATAAGAATATGAACGGGTGCAGACCTAAATATTTAAGAGGATATGATAATATAATAACTAGTAAAAAAGATACATTTTGTTAAAAAATTGAAAAATAATATTTCTATTTATTCTATTCAGTATCAATGTGTTATTACACCGTCGCCATACGTAAAATGGCGCACGTCTCTTTCGACGTGTCTACGTCGGGTTCGATCCCCGACTACTCCAACATCAACACTCATTATATCGACAAACCCAACTACACCACGCCTTTCCCCGACGACCCCACCTTCCCTAACGCCGACGCCTTTTCCAATGTGAACCACCACAAGTGGTTCACTCGCGATGTCAACGAGGACTGCGAACCGATGCCGATGATCCCGCCGTGTGTTCATGATGAGTGCTTTGCGCACAACTTCACGAATTCGTCAGTCGGTCCGGATCTCAAGAACAGCGGGACAAAGGTCTTCTGCCGCCACAACCTCGTCTGTGTCTCTGATGAGACCGTCGGCGCCACGATGTCTCGACGCACGTTTGACCTCGTTCCCTACGTCCTCTCGTCTATTAACACGCTGTCACCGCACCTTCGTAACCTCGTCCTGTCTCAGCAGGACGAGATTATGACGAACAAGAAGTTTGTCTACCAATCCTGCAAGGACTATAACGTGCAGTCGATGAAGGACATGGACACTCTTCGCAACGCCTTTATCGCCAAGCACTGGCCTGACTACAACAAGATGACGATCGATGTTTCTCATCCCAGCGAGATGAACCTTCCGACGTGCATCGACGACGCCAAGTGGCCTCGGTCTGTCTCACCTGACGCGCCGAAGAACATCAACTGGTGCATCAGCTCGCACAAGTACCCCTTCCCCGCGCGTAACAACGAGTTTGACAACAAGGTCGAGACCATGAACGGTGTGATTCGCGTGAACAAGAAGAAGGAGACCTACGTCGACTTTCGTTTCCGGTATCCGCGTCAAGGGTGCTGGGATGAGTTCAAGAACGGATTCTGCGCTGAGGTCGCGTGCACCAAGATGCATTCGACTTTTCACGGCGCAGCGTCTATTCTCAACGTGACTCGGATGTCGATGGTTTTCCCCGAGGAGAACTTTCCCATCGAGAACTGGCGCGAGAACCTTGTTCCCGTCAATATCGTCGAGAACCCCATTCCCAACGTTGCTCCGATCATGACTCGCGAGGGTGTACTCAAGTTGCAGACGATGCTCGTGATGTACGTTCTTTCCGGCGAACCCATCCCCGTCAACCCCAAGGTCGTCTCTCAGCTTCCGTCGGATCCGTTTGCAAAGGAGACGCGAGACTTCTCGTGGTCTGAGTCGATGCTTACTTCCGAGGAACCCGACGGCGTTGAGTTTCTTCTGATGGAGATTCTCGCCGTCAGCGACATCAAGGAGTTCTTCGCCGACAACGTCAAGTGGCGTTACAACGTTGCGCTGCCCTCTGATCTGCGAACGGCGCTCTCGCAGGAGAGCGCTGACACGTGGAACGTTGACCTCCTCATGAAGTCAACTGCTGTCTACGAACTCGCACGCTCTTCTTCGCCCATCCCTTTGTCGTAATCATCATATGAACGACTACTTTCTTCCCCCCTCTACGACCGTCTAATATAACTGAGTAGAGTTACGGTCAGCATTCATTTGCGACCCACTCAAAAAGTTTTTTTATCTACTACATTTACCCCCTTCCCCCTTCATTTTAATAAAAAATTTATAAATTTAATGTTAATTTATAAATTAATTTTTCAAAACCAACTTTCACTCTTTTTCTTTACTGATATATTTTTTAATGAATTATCATTATCTATAATTTTATCATTAATAGTAGTTTCAAATTGTGTCTTATTTTTTCTATTTGCATATTTTTCTTTATTTTCTTCTTTTTTTGCAAGGATTGCATCACGAAATATTTTACCCGCTTCTTTATCATTTCTTAAGTATTTAATACGTTCCCATACACTTTCAAAAATAGGAAATTTATCTTGAAACCATTTACGGTCTCTTTTTATTTCACAACAATGACTATTAATAATTCTCCAATATAATATTTTATCAAACGTAAATCCAGGAATATTATTTTCTTGTTTCATTTTATTTGCAAGTAAGATTTTATCTTGATAATTTCCCAAATGATTTTCCGCATAAATATACTTTGAACAAAATACCTCTTTATCAGTATCATTTCTTTTTTTATAATCGTCCATTTTATATTGAAGCACAAATCCATACGCCCATTCATCTTCAATATTAGATGGTAAATTTTGTTCTATTCTATGATTTGTTTCTACAGGTTTCATCCATTCTTCAATTGTAATGTATTCCCGAATATCACACTGCCAAAAATCACAATACTCTAAATCACAACATTCTAATTGTAATTGAATTTGAATCCAATAATAATGAGGACATATATGATCATCAATTGGACCATGCATATTAATCTTACGTTTAAAAGGACACTTGATTTCTACCATTCGACCATAATTTTTTAAATTTATATCACCATCTAATGTATTTTTAGAACAAATACCATCAGGTGATGCACCTAGAAAACTAAATTTAGGATGCTGAATTAAACCATATTCATCCACTTTTTGATTTTTTAGATGTTCATATAACATTGTTGCAATACTTTCATATTTCTTACCATGATGGACAAATTCATTATCCATAAATTCTCTACCAAATACTTTCTCCATAATAAATCCTTCTACCTTTTCATATGGATTTTCACCTAAAGCGGTTGCACCTGAAGATGCAGTAATCATATTATTACGCATATCAAACCATGCTTTTGTTCTCTGTTCTGGTTGTGGGACATTTTTAATATAATCTATTTTAGAATCTAAAATAGATTCATATAAATTTATATTATCAATATCAGAGATTATATATTTAATATTAAATTTTTTACTAACAATATCTGAAATAATATCTTTAGGTATTGTTCTATCAAATACTTTATATGACGTTTCAATATATTCTATTATTTCTTGAATTGATTCAAATTCATCACCATCTATTGATTCTATTAATGTATTAATTTCATTTACTATTTCATAGTGCGTATATCCTTCAAAAGGATGTATATTAGATTCAATTGGTATTGCGCTTTTCATTTATAAATTTTAATGATAATCTTTTATATTTATATTTTTTCAAATATAAATATTCAATTTTCTATTATAATATTTTCAATTTTACCACTAAGATTATTATATATAACTACCTTATTCGTTAATTTTTTTTCATATAATAATTTTAAATATACATCTTTTTGATCTTTTGGAATATTTTTTTCATTCATATATTCAACTAGTTTAATTTCTTTGATTGGATACGGTATTCTAATCCAGGGTTTTTTATTAATATTATTTATAATTTCAATTGGTATTTGAATATTCATTGTATTTTTTTTATTGTAATCAATTTCATTTATTTTTAAATCATCCTCGTCTATTTTTGATTTTAATTCATCATTATTAAAATCAATCGATTTTAAATTATTATAGTGATTTATCATATTTTTGTGTTTAATATGATAAAGTACATCCATTTTCTCTAATATTAATAGTGTTCTTTCTTTATATCATAAAATTTTATATTAATCCAAAAAAGATGGTTCATGAGGTAAAGTATCATCACGACACATAGGACATTTATAACTTTCTTTTAATAACCATGGATCAACACATTTTGTATGAAAAATATGTGAACATGATAATTGTCTAATTTTATCTTCTAATATAAAATCATCAATACAAATAGAACATGTTTTGTATCTATTTTTATTTGTTTCATCTAATTCATTAAATATAATTAATTTGGTATTTTCATTTAAAATATTATCTGTCGCTACATTTTTAACATCTGCATGTGTTTGAATATTTGGAGGTAATAATGTAGTCCATTGATATGTTATTGGATTACCTGTATTTATAAATGCCATTGGAACATTAAAATTGTCTAATTCTATTTGTGGATTCATATTAAATAAATTATGAAATATATTATTATTTCCATGAATATTATTTAAATTATGATTAAATAAATTTAAAAATAAACTTGGATTAATAATATCTCCTGTAAACGTATCTGTATTAATTTCATTCATTGTATTAACCATTGTAAATATATCAGATATATGATTTATTGTATTTGGGATATTATTTAATTGATTTAATAAAGAAATAATATTATCTTTTTTAGCAGGATCAATTGAATCATATAATAAACAAAAAGCGTCTTTGATTTCATCAAACGTTTTATTTAAATCTTTTAAATAATAATAAATTTTTTTAATTAAAATAACATCATTAACTAATAATTCATTATTAGTTAATCCAGGATTTAGTAAATTTAAATCAGTATTTATATCATTCTCAAAATAAACTTTTAAAGAAATCATATAATCTAAATTTAATATAATTTCAGATATATTTTCATCTTCATCATGATCTAATATAGAATTATTTGATGATTCTGAATCATTCATATTATATCTATTATTATATTTTATTTATTATATCTATTATTATATTTTCTTGAAGATATCTATTTAAGTTATCTCTTAAATAATATTCTTTTTTATTTACAATTATACTTTTATCATCTTGATTCATTTTTAATGAATTATTTATATCTTTAATATTAACAAATAATATTCGTTTAATTTCATTTAATCCATTTAACGCTTTTTGATTTGTTTTTAATACTCTGTCTATAATAAATTGGTCAATATTATTTATATAATTATTCCATTTACGATTACCTTTAAATGTCCATGGACATTCATGATATATTAGATGATCTATAAACATATTTAATATTTTTACATTTGCAAAATAACATACTTCATTATTTTTTTTTAAAAAAATTTTTTCTATTATTTCATGATCATCAATTTTTTTTTGCATTTGTATAACAAATAAATCAAGACCATTTGGTAATATATTAAATAATTCTTCAAATGTTTCTCTACAAGCAGTATACAATGAATTTGTTTCTTTTGGTTCACGACCACCTCCAAATACACTTAATATATTTAATTTATTTTTATTATCTAGACCTAGTAAAAAATCAAAATCTAATCCTGATTTCTGATAAAAAATAAATCCTGCACCACGATAATTTTTTTTTTCAGAAGATATCATTTCTAAATATTTTGAATAAAAATCTGACATTATTTCTTCTATATTATTATGTTAGGAAAAGAATATTCAATATATGAAATTATATTTGGTCTAATTAGTATTATAATATTATATTATGTATCAAATTATGTAAATATAACATTATTTCAGTTATTAATGATAGTAATAACATGTATTACTATATATATAGTATCATTAAATAAGAAATTAGAATTAGAATCTTTACAAACAACGAATAATATATCAGAAACAGATAATAAAAAATTATTAGATTTTGTAGATAAAATTAGTTATTTTAATTTATATAATCCACCAATATATTCATCATTTATGACAAAAATAAAAAATTATATTAATTTAACAAAATTTATAGAACAACATAAATTAAATAATTATAAATTATACCCTCAAAAAATATTAAATGAAAATTTATCATCACAAAAAAAAGATATATTAGAAACATTTCTTTCTTTCGAACATACGTTAGATGATCGTATTATATCAACATATAAATTAAATGAATTAAACTATGAATTAGATAAATTATTAACTATCATTTAATTGATTCCAAAACATTGTTAAGATAATATATGATAATATTAATATAAATCCATAATAGATAAAATTATCTTGAGAATTCATTAATCCTACATAATCTAATGTATATATTTGTTGAAATAACATAACAATACTTAATGATAAATTATCTACTACTTCGGCGATTGTTAATTTATGAAATAATTTAATATTTTTTTTATCCGGATTATTATCTAAATCATTATCAATCATAGATGCTAATTTTTTTTCTTCTTTCATCATTCTATCTAATTTATTTTGTGTTAATTGATTTGTGAAAGCAGAATTAAATGATGCATTAAAATTTTTATTATCTGAAACTTGAAATATTGGTTGAGTACTAACTGATGGTTGATTTGATAAATTATTTCTATTTTTTCTATATAATGCAGTTTCTAATGCTCGATATTCTTTAAGATCTGAGATAGTTTTTAAAATATTAGAATATACTGTATCATTTAAATATGATTTTATTGAAGTATTGGTAGATAAATCTCTAAAGGATAATTCAAAATCAACAAATTGATAGTTTTTATTAATAAGATCTGATAATTTATCCGCTATATATTGTTTATCATTATCTGAATATTCTTTAATTATATTTTTAAAATTTCTAATTCTTTCATCAGAATTTGTAATTCTTGCATCAGAAGATTCTTCCATATAAAATAATCATAAAATAATTAGAAATATTATATTATAAAAAACTGAAAATATATAAGTTTATAATATAATATATATAATAAAATGAAATATGTTATATGTCCTACATGTGGAAAAGTACTCGCTGATATTGAAATTGATTATGAAATTAAAACGAATGAACTTATGATGTCAAATTTATCTGAAAAAGACAAAATAATTAAACGGAAAGAGTTAATTGAAAATATGGGTGTTAAACGGTATTGCTGTAAAATGCGTATTTTTACTCAAGTAGATCCGTATAAAGTTATTCGTTAATATTTTTCTCATTATTTATAATTATTACAGTAGATTCATTATTTTTTTCCGACGATTCTTTATTTATTTCTGGTGATTCTTTATTTATATATGAAATAACTTCTTCATTTTTGTTATCATTATATTCTTTAGATGAATCATTAAATAAAAAATTTTTATTATTTTTAATAGAAGATAAAATAATATTTATAGAATCAGTTGTGTTAACATCCAATGAATTTAATTTCATTTTATATATTTTATTATTTAATTTCCAAATATTTTCAGGAAATAAAATATAATCTTCTCTTAATCTTTCAAATGAATTTAATATATTATTTATAGTGTTGTCACTAACTTCAATTAATTCATTATTTTTAAATACAATTATAATTTTTTCAATCGAATATAAAATTTTTGAATATTCAATCATTAATTTTGTATGTTGTGTTTTTAATTTATCAAATTCAAAATAGTTTTGACAAGCTGTTAACATTGCAGATAATAATGATAATACTGCAATTATTAATATAAAATATGCATCTATTTTTTGATAATTTGAAAATAATGATGTTGTATTAAAAACATTAATTAATATGGCAGGGAACCCTAATATTTTATTTAAATTATTATAATAATTTGATGAATCCCGATGACAATTATAATACAATTTTGATTTATGATACCACATAGTTAATAATTTAATATTATTATCTGACATTAATATTAAATTATAAATTAATTATCTAATAGTATTGGTCTTTGTTTTTTCATATTTTTCTTTTAAACGAGTATATTTATCAGTTAATTCATAATATGCTTTTTCTAATTTAGAATATTTATCTTTTATTTTTTTTAATTCATTATCTGCATTATTTGCAAGTTCTGTTTGTTGATTTATATTTTTATCTATTTCTTCATCTTTTAACTTACGATAAAGTATACAAGTTTGAGTATTTACAGACCAAGATACATTTTTGTTAGTTAAAATAATATATTTATCATAATTATCTTTATTATCTAAAAATCCACCTAATCTAAATTGTTTTATTTTTTTTCCAGATGGATCTTTGGTAACAGAAAAATACCTAAAATGAGTGCCGAGAGGTAGTTTAGTTAATTCTTCAAGAGAATCTATTTTTTTATATAATTTTAATTTTTCTTCTATATCAGCATCAGTTAATTTTGATTGATATGTTACTTCTTTTTTTGGTATTTTACTTGAACTTAATCTAGATATTGGTTTAGACATTCTATATATTATGATTAGATTAAATTTTGTTTATATTATTACTTATTTCATAATTTCGATGAAACAAGTAAAATTAGATAAAAATGAAATTAAAAACTATTTAAGTAATAAGATATATATAATATAAAATGAATATTGATTGGGTACGTTCTGTTGATAATCATAATACAGAAATTATATTGCTAGAAAATAAATTTAGATCAAATGCTATTATGTCATGTGCTGATATGTTTGATGAAAAATCTAATCATAAATTAGATTATAGAATTAATTTTAGTGTAGATAATGAAAATGTAACAGAAGAAGCGGAGAATATAGTAAAAAAAGCACCGAATGAATCGATTAATAGTTTACAATTATTAGATAATTCTTATTTTTTAATTCAATATATTAGTAAACATATTCAACAATATAAAATTCAAATAAATAATTTAAATAAGTATGAAAAATATTTAGAATGGATACGTGATGCATCATTAATATTATCAAATAGATTAAAACTACCTAAAATAACAAAAGAATTTAATGGAGAGTTAATTAAGCGTACATATGATTTTTGTCCTCATCGATCAAATTGTCAAATAAATTATGGTAAAAAGAAAGGTACATGCTGTGCTCCACATTATGTACATAATTTAGTACATAATGATATTACTATGACAATTAGTTATATTAAAAAATACAAAGAATCTACAACATTCATGTTTGATACTGAAGTATTTAAAATATTAAAACAAATAAATACAATACAATTTGTAATTAATCAAATGTTTATAGAATTATCATCATTTAAAACAAATTGTGTAAATATAAATACTGATATTGAAAAATATCATCATAATTGCAAACAAATTGATATTAATTTGAATAAACAAAAACTTAATTTTTCAAATCCCAATGTAATAAAGTTATTATCAAATGATGATGACGACGATGATGAAAAACCACAAGAACCTCAAAAAAATACAAATTTAAATACATACAGGATATGGAAACAACCAAATAATTAATTTTTATTCTGTAGATACATCCGTTTCAAACTTTTTCATCAAATATAATGGATCACTACTAGAAAATATACTATCTGATGATTGTTCTATATTTTTATTTTCAAAATTAGGTAATGCATTAAGATAATTTGTAATATCATTTGATGTTAATATATCATTATCATCAATTAAATTATTATCATTTAAGTATTTAAAAATTGGAAATTTATCTTGAAATAAAACAGGGATAGAATTTTCAGTTAATTCGCCAGATTCAAGTTGTTCTTTTATAATAAAATAAACTCTCTTATCTGCTTCTAATTTTGTTTTAAATTGTATCCATTCTTCTTTTTCTTTATCAAATTGTCTTTTATCTTTTATAAATTTACTTTTTTTTATTTTAAATTCATCTTGTTTGTTATGCATGTCATCTTTCATTTTTTCTAAATTATTTTCATATTCTTTAGCATCTTCTTCTAATTTTTTAATATTTTGAAGAAATTTATCCATGTCTATCTTAGGTAAATCATTCTGATTAGGAGAATTAATTGTATTATTTGTATTAATAGGTATAAATAAATTTAAATCATTATCTGAATTATTATCAGATATTGATTTAGAATCGAACCATTTAATTAAATATCCGTCTAATTTAATTATATTATCATTAAAATATAATTGTTTATTTATAATTTGATAAATACCAATAGGGGTAAGATTTTGAAAAACTTCTATTTTAGCATTGGGTATATGATGTAATAAAGAAATTGCATCATCTTTATTTTTAAATACTCCTATTGTTTTATTAGTGTATAAACGATATATAGTATCCATTATATATATAAAATAATTTATTAATTTTAAGTAATAAATAAATTTAATTTTTATATAAAAATAAAAATTGAAATTATTATTATAGGATAATATGAATAATGGAAATAAAATGGATAAACCAGATAATTTTAATAGAAACAAAAAAAATGATAATAACCAAAATTACTCTGCATTTAATAATAAAAAGAAATATGGAAATAACAAATATATTACCATAAATAATTATAATATGAATAAAAATCAATCAAATAATGAAGTTATAGATCAAATAAAAGATAGTACAGCTAAAAAACTCATCAGTGAATTATCTAAACCTGTTTCAAATATTCATATAAATCCTGATAGATATTCTCCTGTGGCTGATCCAAATAAAGATATGCATTTAGATGAAGAAACAAACGTATTAAAACATGTTAAATTATTTCATATCATTCGTCCGAATAATAAATCACCAGTAAATCTAGAAAATTCTAAAAAAGAAGAAACAAATTCTAAAGAAGAAACAAATTCTAAAGAAGAAACAAATTTAAAAGAAGAAACAAATTGTAAAAAAGAAGAAATTGAAGAAATTATTTTTACTGATGAAATTAAAACTGTAAAAGATTTAATTAGATTATCTAAAAAATACCCATATAATGAAAATGATAATAAAAATTATTCAATTGATCTTAAAAAATTAAATAATATTGTTCCATATCTTCAAGAATTAGATAATATGATAGGAATGGAATCAATTAAAACAAGTTTAGCGGATCAATTAATGTATTTTTTACAGGGGTTTGAATATAAACATGCATTACATACAATAATAGAAGGCCCACCTGGTGTAGGAAAAACATGTTTAGGGAAAATATTAGGTAATATCTATTTAAACTTGGATTGTATTAATGATGATATGCCTGATTTAATAGATATTTCAAAAGATGAAGAACCAATGAATATTAAAAGATTATTTGATATAATTAATATAAGAGAAGATAAACCAAAAGATGACACAAAAAAGTTAAAATTTAAAATTGCAAAGAGAAGTGATTTGGTTGGTCAATATGTAGGTCATACCGCAATTAAAACACAAAAAATAATCAATGAATCATTTGGTGGTGTACTATTTATTGATGAAGCATATTCATTAGGTGGCGATGATGTATTTTCAAAAGAGTGTATTAATACAATAAATCAAAATTTATCAGAACATCATGATAAATTTATATGTATTATTGCTGGATATGCAGAATCATTAGAAAGTAATTTTTTTGCATTTAATAGTGGTCTTCATCGTAGATTTCCATTTAGATATACAATACAAAAATATACTGGAATTGAATTATCAACTATATTAAAAATGAAAATTATGAATGAAAAATATATTATTGATTCAATTAATGAAAAATTTATAGATACGTATATTGAAGAAAATAAAGAATCTTTTCCTAATTATGGTGGAGATATTGAGACATATTTTTTTCATATTAAAATGATGCATGCCAAAAGAGTATTTGGTAAATCGATTAAATTACGAAATATTTTTATTCGGGATGATTTTGAAAAAGGATTGGAAAAGATTAAAAAGAATTTGAAAAAAGAGGATGTGAAATTGGATATGTACAATTAATTGACGGTGTCAATTAATTCTAGGAGAAAACTCTTTGAGTTTTCTCGTACAATTAAAAATCTTCGATTTTTAATTCTAGAACTTCATCTTCGATGAAGTTGTACAATTAATTTGCGTTCCGCAAATCAATTCCAGCGGCGGAACGTCGTTTAATTTATACTAGAAAAAGTAACCGATTTAGTATTATTAATTTCTATATCTTTTGATATAGCGCCATATCCTGTATCAATATCTGGTAGTAAATTTGGTTGAGTTGGTGTATGATAGACAGTATGACTTAATTCATCTAATGAATATACAATGGGTGTATCACCTGTTGTATTTATATTTTTAGATAGTATGTCAGATTCAGACTCAATTGATTGTTCTTGAATGGGTAAATCGTTAGATGGTCTGTGAATATCATATGGATTATACACCATGTCTTTAGTAGGAATTAAAAGATTATTATCAACAGAGGTATCATTTTCATATTCGTGTACATTATCTGAATTATTTTCTGATAAATTTTCTATATATTTTTTATATATCCCATGAAGAATTAATATTATTAATATAATAATAATTAATAATAAAATAACATGAGATTCAGTCATTTTGTATTATAATATAAATTGAAAATAAAATTGAAATGATTATATATTAATATAAAAAATTAAATATATTAAGATAAAATGGATATAAATAATAGCGATATAAATGACATAAATGATATCTCTATATTGACTGATTTATATACAAAGGAAGTTAAAGAAGCGCAAGAAATTTCAAACAAATTACAAACAATTACAGAACGTTTTATATTTATTCGTGAGAGAATTAAGAAATTACGCCATGATCATGATAATATATCAGAAGATAATGAAGAAGTAGTTGAAGAAGAAATTATTGTTGAAAAAGTAAAAAAAGAGAAGAAAAAGGCAGCGACAAAGAAAACAAAGGATGAAAAAGAAGATGAGAAAGAAGATGAAAAAGATGATGATATGTCTAAAAATAAGAATAAGAAAAAGGAAGAAATTAAAAAAGAAGAAATTAAAAAAGATGATGAATTACCTAAACCTAAGAAAAAAACAGAGAAACTAATTGAGAAAGATAGTTCAGAAGATACAGAAACTATTAAAAAACCAAAGGGTCGTAAAAAGAAAGGTGAGAATTAATTGAAAATTGAAAATTTATTTATTATAAATTTATTTATAAATAAATAAAATGTATATCGAATATAATTTATCTGATAATGATCCATCATGGAATAATTTTAATAAATCACATGTAGTAAAAATTACGTATAAAGATCAATTTAATAACAAAGAATCTTTTTGGGTATGGATTGAAAAAATAGAAAAAGATGAAATTACCGGAATTATTAGTAATGATTTAATTACTAATAATTTAGGATTAGGTGATAGAATCACATTTAATAAAAAACATATCAAAGAAATTTCAGATCGTTGTTATACAATGGATCAAACAAAACTTTCAATTGAAATGTCCAAAAATAATCCAATTACAAAATATTTTAACAGTTTAAATGCTCATTTAAAAACATAATTTGATAATAAATAATGGATCAAAATATATTTTCTTTAAAAGCAATTCCCACACCAAATGAATTATTAGAAACATATAATATTACAGATGATGATAAACAATTTATATTAAATTCAAGAGAAACAATTCAAAATATTTTAACAGATAATGATAAACGATTAATTGTTATAATTGGGCCGTGTTCAATCCATGATTACGATTTAGCATTAGAATATGCATTACATATTAAAACATTTCAAGAATTATATCCAAATTTATTTATTGTAATGAGAGTTTATTTTGAGAAACCACGTTCTCGTCATGGATGGAAAGGATTTATTTATGATCCTGATTTAAATGATACATATGATATTAATAAAGGATTAAATCTTGCGAGAAAATTATGTGTTACTCTAACAAAATTAGAGATACCAATTGGATGTGAATTTTTAGATACAATATCGCCTCAATATTTATCAGATTTAATATCTTGGGGTGCAATAGGTGCACGTACTAGTGAAAGTCAAATTCATCGTCAACTTGCATCAGGATTGTCATCACCAGTTGGATTTAAAAATTTAACAGATGGTGATTATAAAAAAGCAATAGATGGAATATTATCTTCTAGGGATCCTCATCAATTTTTGGGTATAAATTATGAAGGTAATGCATGTCACGTATCGACAAAAGGAAATAAATATACTCATTTAATATTACGAGGTGGGATTAAACCAAATTATTATCAAGAAAATATAGAAGAAATATCAAATGTATTAAAAAAAGAAAAAATCGATACTGGAATTATAATTGATTGTTCCCATGGTAATAGTCAAAAAGAATATATGAAACAGATATATGTAGCGTGTTCAATAAATAGACTATTATGTTCTGATAATTATCCTTTAATTAAGGGTATAATGATTGAATCTCATATTAATGAAGGAAATCAAAAATTAACATCAAATTTAAAAAATGGAATTAGTGTAACAGATGGATGTATTAATATTAATTCATCAAATTATATATTAAATATATTAAATAGTAGGAATTCAATAATAAAATTAAGCAATTTAACGGAGATAAGAGAATATTTAATTCAATTTGAAAAATTAATAATATATCAAGATTTACAAACATCAAATGAACATTTATTAAAAACAAACGTTCAATTACCATCTAAAGATGCAAATATAATAATTAATTATGATGATGATATATTTAATATAGTGAAAGATAATTCCAAATTAATGTGTTTAATATACAAAAGATTATCATTTAGTGAATTAATTGCGAATATAAAATTTCATCAAGATCCATTAATTTTTTTAAATAAAATGAATGATTTTTACAAATTAATTACAGATAGAGATATAGAGAAAGGTATATTATCTAGAATAGATAAATTTAATACAGATAGTTATGAAATTGATTTATTTATAAAAATAATGGAATTGAGTAAAAGAATCCAAGTTAAATATTTAGAACAATTTGTAAAAATGCAAAAGATAGGATATCTCGGAACAATTGCTACATTTTCATATGAAGTAATAAATAATAATTTTTATGGTGCACATATAGGATATAATAATTTAGAAGATATATATAGTAATTTGGATAACAATACAATTAATTATGGTTTAATACCCACATATAATTCATTAATTGGAGTAGTTTATAATATTGATGAAAAATATAAAATATTAGGAAATATAGATCATAAAATTATATTATCTGTTTTTAGTAATAATAATAATATTAATTTAAAAAATGCACAAACATTATATATACAGGAGATTGTGTATAAAGAAGCGATTAATTTTATAAAACTAAAAATAAATTCGAATATAAATATTGTATATTGTAAAACAACAGAAGAAGGATGTTTAAAATGTATTCAAGATAATACAAGTATAACAATTGCATCGACAAATAATAAATGTAATTTTTTATATTTATTAGAAGATAATATAATTGATCATAATATTACAACATTTAGTATAATTAAAATTGAAAAATAATTAAATAAATACATAATTATATATTTATAAAATGGAAGTCCATGTTATAAATACACCCTATGTCGGCGAATTAGACACTCCTTTTACATTTCCATTAGATAATTTTCAAAAACATGCAATTAAATTATTGCAAAATGATATCCCGCAAAATATCCTAGTAACTGCACATACTGGTTCAGGTAAATCATTAGTGGCAGAATATGCAATCATTTGTGCTAAGAAAAAAAATAAAAGATCAATTTACTGTAGTCCTATAAAATCACTCAGCAATCAAAAATTTTATGAATTTACAAAAAAATTTCCTGATATATCAATCGGTTTAATTACTGGTGATCATAAATGTAATCCATTTGCAGATTGTTTAATTATGACAACTGAAATTTTATGTATATTATTAGAAAAGAAAGCATTAAAATACGATGATTTTGAAATCAATGATTTTGATTTTGATAGTGTATTCGCAATAATTTTTGATGAAGTTCATTATATTAATGATATAGAACGAGGTGGAGTGTGGGAAAAATGTATCATGAATGTACCAAAAAATATAAATCAAATTATGTTATCCGCTACAATAGATAAGGCAGAAAATTTTATTTCATGGATTCATTCTTGTAATAACAATCCATCCTATTTATTAACAAATGATAGACGTGTTGTACCACTTCATTTTAACTATGCATATTATGTAAATAATAAAAAGTTAACAAAAGAAATGGAACATTTTAATAGTGTAATTAATACATTTACACCATTTACAAATACCAATAATAATCATATTGAACATTATAAATTAAAACCAATTTTAGATTTAAATAAAATATTTAAAGATATTAGAGTAAATTCAACCTATATTATTAATGAAATTTGTAAACAATTAGATGAAAAGTCAATGACGCCTGCATTATTTTTTATATTTTCCAAAAAGAGATGTATGGATATCGCGAAGAATATAACAATGACATTTAATGATTATAATGAAGGAATTGAAGTAAATCGTTCATTTGATTATTATTTATCAAAATTGGAAAATAAAGAAGGGTATAAAAATTCTCAACAATATAATGATATTCGTGATCTTGCAGTTAAAGGGATTGGAGTACATCATGCTGGTTTAATACCAGTATTCAAGGAGATTATTGAGATGTTATTTTCAAAGAATTTAATCAAAATCTTAATTGCGACTGAAACATTTTCAGTAGGATTAAACTCTCCAATTAAAACAGTAATTTTTACTGATATTTATAAATATGATAATAGTGGAAAAAGACGATTATTAACACATGAATTTATTCAAATGAGTGGTCGCGCTGGTCGTCGTGGAATAGATACAATTGGATATGTTATATTAGTACCACAATTATTTTCAGAAGATATGCATACGAATGATCTTGATGAATTAATATATGGTAAATCTCAAAAAATTGTATCTAAATTAAATATTGACCATACCCTATTGTTATCTTATTTAAAAGATAATAATAAATTAGAAAATCTTAATGATATAATTAATAAATCATTATTAAATACTGAAATTAAAAAAGAATTAGATAAAGTTAATCATGAAATAGATATTGTAAATAATAATATAACAAAAATTAAATTTGATTCATTAATTTTTGAAGAATATCAAGGATTAGAAGATCAATTAACATCTCTTATAAAACCATCGAATAATCAAATTAAGAAAATAGAACAAAAAATGAAAGATATTAAAAAAGATGATAGGTTTAAAAAAGATTTATTAATATATCAAGAATATAGAAATTTAAAAAAAGAGAATTTTAAATTAGAGAATTATAAATTAGAATTATTACAATATATAGAAAGCAATATTAAAAATCAAATAAATAAATTAATCAAGAAAGGTTTTGTAGAAGAAAAAGATTCTAATTATGGATTATCCCAAAAAGGACAAATTGCAACTAAAATAAATGAACTTGATTCATTATCTACAACAAATATAATATTATCTGATTTTTTAGATAATCTATTTTATAATAAAAAAATACATAAAATTCTTGGATTATTTACATTATTATGTGATGGAAAAAATAATGATAATTATGAATTACAGGAAGAATATTATGATGTTGTTGAATTTATAAGAAAACAAGATACGGAAGAAAGTATATTAATTAATCGAGAATTATTATATCCAGTATTAGATTGGTATGATGGAAAAAATAGTAGAGAAATATCATCAATATATGATATTCATGAAGGTGATTTAATTAAATGTATTAATAAGATAATTCATATAATAGATGAAGTATATGCGATATTTATATTATTAAATAAATTAGAATATCTTGAGATAATAGAAGATATTAAAATAAAATTGAACAGAGATATAATTAAAATGGAGTCCCTTTATTTAAAAATAACATAATTTTAAATTTATATTCAAAAGTATGTCTAAATCCCAATTAAATCAAGATATAAATGTAATAAAATTTTACAATAAACAAAAAAATGGATTTTTCGTAGAAATTGGTGCCAGTGATGGTATTGAATTATCGAATACATATTTATTAGAAAAACAGTATAATTGGAAAGGAATCTGTGTAGAACCGATACCTTATAATTACAACAAATTAATTAAAAATAGACCAAAATCTATATGTTGTAATAATGCAGTGTATAATATTAGTGATATAGTTGTTAAATTTGATATCGCAAATAATTATGATTTATTATCAGGTATCAGTGAACATATAGATCAACATAAAATAAAAGTGGATGAAAATAAAACAACGATTGAAGTAAAAACAATATCATTAAATGATTTATTAGATAAATATAATGCACCAAAGTTTATAGAATATTTATCATTAGATACAGAAGGTAGTGAATATGAAATATTAAAGACATTTAATTTTAACAAGTATAGATTTGGTTTAATAGATGTTGAACATAATTTTGTTGAACCTAGGAGAACATATATAAAAGAATTATTATTATCAAATAATTATATATATATTGGGGAAAATAAATGGGATGATATGTACCGTGGAGTACCCTAACGTACATTCACGCTAGCGACAAATACCGTCAAATACTAAAATTAAGATCCCCAAAGGGGTTATTTTAGTGTGAAGACGCTAACGTAAAAATGATAATAAAATTTAAGAATTCTTCTGAAAGAAGAGTTCTTAAATTTAGTATTTTACGGTACTAAAAAATTTTATTTGACAGTAAAATAATATAATTATAATATATGAGCAAATATATTATAATATTAATTATTTGTATTATTTTAATTATTATATATAAGAATTCTTTTGAAAATTATCAAAATTTAGATCAGAATAATTATGAATTACCCAAAATTATATGGTCATATTGGGATTCATTGGATACCATACCAGATACAATATCTAAAATAATAAAGAATAGAAATAAAGTATTATATGATTGGGAACCAAAATTATTAACAGAAGAAACAATCGAACAATATATTAACAAAGAAGATTTTCCAAATAATTATGATGGATTAGCACATTGTCATAAAGCAGATTGGATAAGATTATATTTATTAAAAAAGCATGGTGGTGTATGGTTAGATGCAAGTATTATAATTAATTCTAGAGAAAGATTTAATAAAATGTATGATACTAGTATAGAAAAGAAAAGTCAATTAACAGCATATTATCTCGGAGATGTACCCTTAGATTTTGTTGAAAATTGGTATATAATGGCACCTAAAAATTCATATATAATTAATAAATGGTATGATGAATTTACACGTGCAATTGAAATTGGATTTACTAATTATAAAAGAGAGTTAATCCAGAATGGAATTAGAGTATCGCAAATATATGCGTATGGCCCAGAAGATACTTATTTAACAATGCATGCAGCAATGCAAAAATTAATTCAATCCAATGAGATAAATATAAATGATATATTATTATATAATTCATGTGAATCAATGTATAAATTACATTGTGATTGTCAATGGCGAAGTGATTGTATGATAGATAAATTAAATAATAAAGATTATATGAATAGTTTAGATTTTATAAAACTACGATCAAGTGAACGAGGATTATTAAAGATGTAATTAAATAAATTTAATCATTATTTTAGGAAAATAATGATTTTTAATAACGTATAAAGGCAGATTATAAACATTATTTAATTCATAATTTATTGAATTAATATTTATTGTAGTATTATTAATAATAGTAAAAAATAATCTATTATTAATAGTAAGATTAAAGTCTAATAATTTA